CCGACACCTTTTCTTATTTTGGCACCACAATAGAAGAACCTTGGTGTTTTAAAATGTTACCAATATTTGGTAGTGTGTGGTTTGGAGATTCTGGTGGTGCAGTAGTAGATGAGAATGGATTACTAATTGGCATCATATCTTCTCTTTTAGTTTATCGTGAACGCTTGTATGAAAATAATGTAATCAGACTTCCGGAATTGATTGATTGGATAGAAAAAACAGAGGAGATTATATGCAATTAAACAAAATACAGCGTGGATTAGTAGCTGCTTGTGGTTTTTTAATTGGAATCATTTTAGCCAGAATCATTGGAATATAAACCTAACACATTACCCATAAATACCTGTATGATAATAGCAGGTGTAGATTACAGTTTAACTTCACCTAGTATTTGCATCTACAACTCTGCATCTGGTAAATTTACATTTGAACATTGTATGATATATTTTCTTTCTGATGTGAAGAAAATGCATACTTTGTTTTTAGGAAATGTTCGCGGAGAACCCTTTGAGGATTATGATCACGAATGCAAGAGATACGACACAATTTCGGATTGGGCGATGCAGTACCTAATAGGTTGCACGATGGTTGGCATAGAAGACTACGCTTACGCAGCCAAGGGCCGCGTGTTCCATATAGCGGAGAATACGGGTATTCTCAAATACAAACTGTTTCAACAAATGATACCAATAGAGACATTTCCACCAACAGTAGTGAAGAAGAACGCAACCGGCAAGGGGAATGCGGACAAGACCAAGATGTACGAGTCTTTTGCATTAGAAACTGGCGTGATGCTGAAAGACATCGTTAGTCCCAATAAAAAAGATGTCGGAAACCCCGTTTCCGACATCGTAGACTCTTATTACATCTGCAAGAGCCTTTGGCAGAAGATTTCTGCCTCAAACTAATATGATTTGTTTATTCAAACTGCGTAATGTATAAATACCTTACCAACAGTTGAATTGGGATTGACCTTATCAGCTCCTCTCATTCGAGGATTTACCCAAAGTGTCGTGGCTGGATCACCTCCTTGTAATAGGGGTCCCCTTTGGAAAAGTTCACATTGAGGGTGCATCGGTAAAATCATTTTAGTCCTTTTTCGCATGATCCCTTTCTCTGTAATATCTCGTACCCGCGAGAGCAAACTCATACCGTCACTGGTATGTTTTTGTTTATAGTGGCTGATCTGGTTTTACTACTGGTTCATCTTTGTGCTGACCATCTTCACATAACAGAGGTCTGCGAACGAATTCTCTATATGCCCATAGTGCAGTTATAACTGCGATGGGAGCATACCACAAAACCCAACCATATGAAGCCTTTACTCCGCCTGCTTGTGCAATCTGGTCTTTTAATTGCAGCATAACTACGCTGTCGCCACTCATGTCTGGAACAATAGTTGGAGAAACATTACAACCAAATAGGAGTAATGATATGCCGATTAATAAAATAATTCTCATGGATACTCCTTATGATTTGTTGGTTGCAGCAGCTGAACCGAAGTAGAAACCTACTATGCTCAGCAAGATTTGACGATTTTCAGATGCCCAGAGAAATCCATTAATTTCTACAAAGAACTTCTTGCTGCTCTGTGGAAACAAACCAAACAATCCTTCTGGGCTGGTAGTGTCAACTTCTACAAAAGTTGGTACACCAAAGAAGGGAAGAATAAAGGGTGCTGCAAAAGCACCAAATAGTATTGTAAGCACGATGATCTGACGAACAGCTTTGCCGGAATCAATTGATACTCTTGCAACTGCTTTGTCTTGATTATCTGTGGTTTGCTTGTTTGCTTGAATGAGCTGAGTGAACATCTCTTTTTGGTCTTGACTCTTCTGAGCAAGAAAACGAAAAAGAAACCCAGTAGCACCACCAGCAATCATGCTAATCAATTCGGGTGAAAACATAATAACCTCCGTTGTAAGTATTTATGACGTAGTAGCGCCAGGACCAAATCTTTTTGCGGCATTTTCTGTGTTCTTAGCTGGGAATCCACCAGGACCCTCTCGCACAAATTTGGCTTGAGTTTCTGATACTCCCGGTTTTCCCATAGAAGACACAAAGCCTTCATGTTCTTCTTCTGCGTGAGTTTTTAAGCCTGGAAACTGATCGGAGTGTGTTTTAAACTGATCTAGTATTGCATGTTTGGCATTATTGATATGTGCATGTGCTTGAAATAAACCACCAATAGATGATCCGTGTTGATCTATTGTAGAATGAAATGAATCTGTCATTGTCTTCTTGGTTTTGTCCGACAATCCTTTTTGTGAGGATTTTGCCATATGAACAGGAATGAATTCTCTTAATCCTTGAGTTGTTCTTTCGCCAGTTGTTCTTGCTGCATGATTTGAATACTCTTGAACCATTCTATGAAACTTTGTATCACTCGGTAAAGTCTTTGCAAACTTTGCTATATCTTTATTTGCTAGAATTTTCTTTGCAGCAGTGATAGACGAAGAAACAGTTTTATGTAATTTTGGATGAAGACCTAATTTGGTTTGTTTGGTAATTGCCAAATCGGGAATCCAAGCACCAGAGACTTTCAATCCAGACGTATCTGGATGACTAGAAACTTTACGAAGATTTAAGCCATCTGTTGTATATTCTGAGTGTGGAGCAAATCCAAATGATGCGTCAGCTGGTGCATGGTAGTGAATGGCATTTGGTTGTATTCTGCCAGAATGAGCTTGAGTAAACATCAAATCGCCCTGGATGGCTCTTCCGGGTTTTATTGAAGATCTTCTGGTGAAGTCTAGAGCTGGAATTAGTTCTTTAATCAGATGGGCTTTTCCAGTTGCATGAATTTGTTCCGGAGTAGTATATTCAGCTGCTCCTGACTTATATGCCACAGCTGCAGTTCCATCTTTATGTCGTTTAAGAACAATACTCATACCACCATCTGCTTTTAGGGACATCTTATGGTTAGGTGTTGATGCTCCGGTGCTAAAACGTCTGTGGACAGCTTCTAGGTGCTTTATAGCGTGATCTGGAGCACCATAGTAGAGAAAGTCACCAAGATGCGTCATGTGTCCTGTAGTCTCTACAACGCGACCTTTTGCTTCTGCTAGCAGTTCTTCGAACATGCGTCTGCGTCTAGGACCAGACTTCTTATACTTGGCTGCTGATCTTGGAGATACCACAACATTCCCAGCATTCTCTGGTTCAGCATCCAAGTTACTAATATTACTCACACCAGCCAATCCACCACCACCCACCGACATGCCATCTTCGAAGATGTATGACACATTATCAAGAAACTGTTGACCATTCCCACCAAACGATTCTACTTCTTCTGCTAGTGCATTGAGAGCTGCAGTGGGATTTGTTACAGTATAGCGAACAACTGGATCGGCTGATGTCAACAGAGCACGTTTTAGTATGACAACCAATCTATTAAAAGCACTACCAGCTGTTCTCTCTCGAACAGTTTCATAGTCTTTTGGTTCTTTTAAAAACTTACCACGAGCATCAATGATTCCTACTCTGTAAATATCCATCTGATTGAATGGTTTTGCCAGTTGTGACAAGAATTCCCAGACGGTGAAACTAGTTACGATTTCGGAAAAAGATAGATTCATTTTAGCTCATTTAAAATTGTTGTTATCCTATGGTCACTTGGAGTTTTGTTCAAATCGACTTCAGGAATTCTTCGTGGTAGTATCTGTAAATAATCTAAAAAAGATCTCAAGTATGGATGTAAATGCGGACAAACTTTATAAAACAAGATTCTAGAGCAAGCTTCATTACCAAATACATTATTCAATATAATTATATGGTTTAAAATCAATCTTTCTTTTAGAATCTTTTTCTTGTCGTATCGATTTAGGAGCCTTTTAACATACTTTATACGATTGATGTCTTCATTGAATTCTGCTAATCCCTTACAGAAAGGATTATCATATTCCTTCATGGCATACATCGTGAAGGTTTCATCATTTAAAGGACCAAAAATCATTAATAATTAAACTTCTTCTATATGAGCATCAATCATAAATACGCCAGATTTACCACCACCTTCAGGGGCGTTAATGGTGCATTTCAATACAAAGTTTTTACCCTTAAATCCATTGGTAACCTCAAAACCATTTTTCAAATCATGGCTAGGAGATGTTCCAAATGTACCACCATATCGCTTGAGCGGGAATTGATATTGAGTATTTAAGGACAACTCACTTGCTCTATTGAGATCAAAATCGATACCCGTGAGATTTAGCTTTGCTCGGAGGAGATACAAAGCAGATCGTGGATCGACATATGACTTAGCACAAAAAGCAGTAATGAATGAGTTCATCGCATGCATACCAAACTCATCATCGTAGCTTACTGGCTTAACATCCGGATTTGCTGATCTTCCTTTGGATTGTAGGACTGGATCATAACCAAATCCACCACCTTCTGAGTTTTCTTCTGTAATTTCGGATCGTAGTTCTTTAAATCGTTTCATGGGTTCCTCTTATCTCTATTTAGGTTTAATTCGGTCTTATCTTGGAAAGTCCTAGCTCTAAAGTCGGACAACATTGCTCGTATCTCAGCACCAGATGGTATTTCATTACCTTTTCTTCTAGCTTCTTGTTGTTGAGCTAATGCTTTTTTGATGTGTTTTTCTTCTGCTTCATAGTCGTGTGGTGGTTCATCGTCCTCTTCTTTGATGAATTTAGTAAAAGATATCATTCTTTATCTTTCTTTGCTTTCTTCTTTTTACCACTTTTTACTGGTTTTTCCTTCTTACCACCACGTTTTCTCAACTCAATGTAGGTTGCCAATCGGTACTTAGCATTTTCTGCTGTGTCACCTTTTTTAATGGGGGTGGCTTTAACCTTCTTAGCAATCCTATCTCTACTGGTTATTTCCTTTTTAGACATGGTTCCCGCATGCTCTTTATTGACAATTTCTTCTTTGACTAACAAATTTTCTTTAATTATCGTCTTCATCTTAGATTTTAACTTAGCAACACGTTTAGTTTTGTTGACAATTAACTTTGGTAGTTTTCGTTGTTTAGATGGGCTTTTAAATTCTCTGAGCATTCCTTCGCTCATGTACTTTAATGAAACCACATTGTCTAATTTCATTGGAATACTGGTTTCTCCAGAAACAACTTCAATATCATAACCTTCTCGCAATGATTTATTTGATGCTATACGAACAATTCCTTTGACATAGTTCAGCTTTCCATCTTCTTTGATATACTGAACAATTGCTTTTTTATTGAGTGATGTGTTGTCTATTTTTTCTAATATTATTTTTTCCATACTACAAGAGTACCTTTCTGTCATACTTTTTGGTTTTAGTGTTTTGCCAGCAAATGTTACAATCTTCTTGATCGTGTGTTTGCAGTTGCAGCCTTCGTTGATTTGTTTCATGTTAATATCCTTTTTCTTGGTTACTTAGCTGAACCTCTATTGAATCTCTTGCATCTCTAATGTGACATAATGCCATTTGTTTATTTACAGCATCAAGTTCTTTTTCATCACACCACTGAATGAGCAAGAAGGCAGTAATAACACCTTTTACTTTTATTGGTAGTATTGACAATCCTTGAACATTATTTTCTTCTAGGAATTGTTTTGAGTATGAATGTATTAAGTCATTTATATGAAAAGGAGTTCCGTCTGTTTTTAACATAACAGACAACAAAGGAACAAACATAGAACACAATAACCCTGTCATTCTTCTTGCGTCTGCTGATACTCCTTTTACGAGAGACTCATGAGTTAATGTAAATTTACGCATGGATACCCCATCCATGAAATACTCTCCATTGTGAAATTGTAATACTTGAGTTCTATCAGAGTTAGTTTGAATTCTCAGCTCAGTCAAAGTTTCATGTATTCCGGTATGAACACGAATAAATCCAATATGTTCTTTTTCATTGTCTGGTTTTTTCGCAAACATTTTTATAGATGCTGCAATGACTCCAACAATTACTCCGGAAATTATTGTAATGGTTTCAAACCACGATACATTACTTGCGCTTGACATATTTAACATCTTTTGTTGGATTTACTGCGAATGGGGTATCTTTTATGTATTTTAGTAATAAAGCTTTAGTTCCTACTTCTCCAGCACCGTGTTCTTCATGCATAGCACGATTCTTGCTTTTAGACAACACTCTCAAATTACCATCAGAGTTGTTTTGCGGATTTCCATCTTTATGATCTACATCTTTTCCATCACCTTTTTTAACTCGACCAGTTTTCATCAACTTGCGTCTAGCTAAAACTCTTTTACTACGATTTGCTCTTTGCTCCGCAGTACCATGATACTCTTTATATTCTTTTTTATAGTTACGAGCTTCTTTTATGAAGCTCTCAAACAGCTCTGGTTTAATCACGCTGTTTTCCCACATCTCATGAAGCAGATCTATTGCATTAACTTTTTCGACATTCTTTATAATTGTCTCGTATGAAACCAAGCCAGACGAAAGAATAAAATCAACTGCGTCTTGATCGTTCATGTTCTCAACTAAGAAATCATTTATAAAGTCATACGCTTCTGACATTTCTTCTTTACCAGAAGTATCGAATTGAGAATAGTCTACAACAGGTATTGCAACTTCTGTTTCCCCATCTATTGTGATAATGTTATAGTCTCTTGCAGCACTATCGATATAGTCAGACATGTCAAGTGCATTTGATGTTATGAATTCAGGTTCAATACCAATATAATTCATTAAACCAACAACATCATCTCCAATGTCTTTTAAATCTTGATCAACCTGCGCCGATGATCCGGGATTAATTATTGATGTATTTACTTGTTGCTGTTGTTGTTGCTGATTATCAGTTTCGAACTCTTCATTCAAATCAATGTTCAGTACAGTTGATAATCCTCTGATCTTATTTGCACCCGAACCTTTAGATCTTCCTTTGAAACCACCTCTAAAGCTAAGATCTTTCATCAGTTTCTTAATCAAAGATTCTGATATTTGTTCCATCTTTACATCCGTGCCATCTTTGCTCAATGCTAAAACATGACTGGCAGTTTGTGGTGCCTTTCCACCAAACTTCATACTACCACTCATACTCTCAAGGCAGAATCCCATTTTGAATTCGTCGCTTGAGTCAAATATTTCTATTAGCTTAGCTCCTGCTTTTTTATGCAATAGTTCTTGTTCTTCGATAAGAACCTTCGATGCTTGAAATTGTTTATCTCTTGGTTCTTGACCATCGGCAACCATTCTTTTTATGGTTTTTGTGTCCCATTGTCCCAGTTCTGCAGATTTTACAAATTGACTAACCATTTTCTTCAGTTCAGTCACTAGCTTGGAGACTTTTGGACTTTTAGCAGCAATATTTCCTGCATATTCCATTGCTGCTTCGATTGTGGCAGTAGCTTCTCCCGATTCTGCGTTTAGAATTCTAGCTTGTCCACATTTGACACTAGCTCTAATGCATTTATTCATATCGATTTTTGAAATATCTCCTTTAGATTTTTCCCAAAGATCTTTTGGTATGAATATTACATCAGTCTTTGATGTTCCATTCGTAGCTCCAGCTTTCTTCCACAACTCAGAAACTCTTCCCTTGTTCTTTCCCATATGAAAAGAAACTGTTTCTCCAATTTGGTTGAATATTAAATTTGCTGCTCGTTCAGCTGAAGCATATAGAGTCTGACTATTCTGCAGTTTTGCAATAGTACCTTCGTTCTCTGTTCCAGTCTTAACTCCCAACATTTGATTCATAACAATTGGAATTGCTTCTTCGAGATCCGTTGCTTTATGATTCCAATCGGGGAATGTGGATCCCTTGCTAATAGCTTTTCCATGTGGGGGAGTTTCAGGAAGTTGTGGAAGAATTGTTCTTGGATTTTCCTGAGTCACAGTTGGAGCAGGAGCTTCTTCTGCTTTCTTCTTTTTCTTCTTCTTTGGTTCTTCTTTTTTGTTTCCCTTTTTCTTACCTTCTTGTTTTCTTGCCCACTCAGGAAATAGTTTCTTAGATGATGGAGTTATGGCAAAGCTGGAATCGTCAAGATATTTTGCAGCTTTGCCTCTGTCAAAATGTTGGGGATCAACAAGAACCTGAGAACTACCAATATCAGCTTTGTCTACAATTTTGGTTTTACCACCCTTTGTGGCCACAACAGCAAACTGAGCTTTTTTCCCTTTGCGCTCTTCTTGCTTTCGGATTGTATCTTTCTTCTTTGGATTTCCTGCGCTACGAACCTCTGTTCTGACATTTGCTCTCACCTTCGAAGGAGATGCTACTGATTTCTTTTTCATCTTGGTAGCTTCAGTCAATGATTCTTCATTAATTTCTTGCGACACTTCTTGCGACATAGTGTCGCGAGCAATTTTACGATTAGCCAATTCATTCAATATAGCATTAGCACTTTGTGCGCCCATGCCCACTCTTATAGCTTCTTTTCTTCCTAGCATAATAGAAGAACCTATTGCTTTGCTTTCTTCTAGCATATTCACAAATGATTCTATGGATTCAGGCGAGAAATATTCAGTTATATTTTTCTTCTTTGCTGCATTTCTAGTTCTAGCCATAGCATTTCTTTCTACTCTTCTCTTTTCTTCTGCTCCGGGAACGACATCGGTAAACTGCTTACGAAGCATGGTTGCATATTGTTTTGTACCTTTAGCTTTGTGTATAGATTCTGGCATAAAGGCACTAGCCAATTCATCATCTCCTGCTAGAATTGCTTTTCTCATTCTACCAGCTTTTGCATGTTCTACTGGAATTCTGCCATTCACAACTAGCTTCTTAAGTTGATCTCCAGTCAGATCTTCTTCGTTTCTTTTTGATGCTAACGGATGAAAGTCAATCTTAACTTTATGAACAGTCTTACCATCGGATCCTATCACTCCACCATACTTTTTGACATGAGCTTCTACCTGAGTTTTTAGTGTTGGTTTACCAGTGCTAGTACCAAATTGATCTGGACCAACAGCTACAGTTATATGCTTATGTCCTCCTTTTTCAATCAGATGTACAATGTGATGAAATGGAGTGACTGATGATTTTTGGGGTATTACTCCGAATTTTAATTTAGTACCAGGCATGCTATCTTTAATATAAGCATGTGATCCCTGTATCAACTTTTCTTTTTGTTTGAATGCTAATGGTGCATCCGGGGCATTCTCTGAAGCACCAAGTCCATGATAGAAGTGACTGTACCCGGTAGAAGCAGCATGAGCAGCTGCAGTTTGAGCAATTTCCTCATGTCCCCGTGTGTATGGGTTAAATGCGCCAGTTACTAGGAAGGCAGATCCAACCGATTTTGCTTCTGTCATTAAATTCAGTAGTTTGTTCATGTATTACATTTTCGGAAAGTGTTAATCCAGTAGAGTATGTAGAAAAAGAAAGCCGAGCACTTGCTCGGCTATTAGTACACCCGGAGAGTATTTTGGGTGTCTTAAATGAGTTTTTCTACCTTGATGAATCCTTTGTGGCTTTTGCGCTTACCATTCATCAGTTCATACATGGCAGATTTCGATAGATCGTGTATTCGGCAGAACTCCATGAAGTTTTGCACGAGAAAGGATGTTCCATCAGTGCTGGTAAACATCCAGAGTTTTGTTGGAGTTTGTTCTGTTTCTTCTGGTTTTTCATCCCACTTCCATGCAGATCCTGTTTTTATAAACCTACCACCATACTTTTCTACAAAGGCAGATCTATATCGGTGAGAAGATGCAGTTTCGTTGGCTTTTACCCATTCTCTACTGTTTTTTATGTTAATCAGTTGTGTGCTATTCATGATGATCTTTTCTAAAAGTATCTATTGCTTTCTTGAGTTTACGAACATAATTAACAGGATTTCTTTCAAACACTTGAACCTCTCCTGTTTCGCATGTGATGATTATACAAATATTTGTTATGGGAATTCCAAACAATTCTTGCCACATTATCGCATACGCAGTTGTCTGTGTGAAATAATTCTCAATATGTTCTTCTGTCTTTAATCGAGTGCTTCCCTTGAAGTCTATTACTGACAATTTTCCATTGAATTCTGCAATGCAATCAATTCTTCCTGCTAGTTTTAAGTTTCTACTGAACAGCGGAGCTTCTATTGCATGAATGTTATCAATTTGATCTAGGATAGGCTTTGTCTGGAGAAAAAGATCCAGTACATCCGGCATGATCTCTTTCGATTTGAGATCTTGGTTTAAGAGGTATCTTTCGATGATGGAGTGCAGGTTTGTCCCTCTTTTTATTACCCGCTTTGATTCTGCTTGATTGTTTTTTCGCCATTGTGCAAAGAATATACGTTTTTCCCAACCAGTTACTGTTGTTACCGAAGGATAATGCACACCTTCGCAAAGATATCTGCGACCGTTAATCTCATCTTCGACGGATTCGATAGATGCGAAGGTGTGTGGAATGTGGGTAAATTGTTTTTTCACTAGTCACAGTATACATCATGAATACGCTATAGTCAATTACTTTTTAGGTGCAGTTCTAAACTGGCTAGTAACATCATGATTTTTTTCATCATAGACTTTGAAGTTACTTTTGCCACTAACAATACGCATTACACCTTTATGAGAAACAGCTGTTCCTTTTTTCTTCATACCTTTATCCGTGAAGCTAATCTTGAATAGCTTTTTCTTGTGCTTTACTATAGATTCTTGCAGTTGTGGGCGTGCAACGTCTTGTTCAGCCTGTCTTTGGGTCATCATTTGGATGCCATATGAATCTGTGGTAAGAGTTCCACCATAGTTTGGAGTCTCAGTTGTTTTATCTTTCTTTTTCTTTTTGGAAATGTTTTCGGGATCTGTTGTGTCTGTTGTGTCTGCAAGGGGAGCAGGAATAGTTGCAGTCGGGGGTGGCGGCGGCATACTAGGGGGAGCAGCTTCGCCTAGCGTCTTCTTTTTAATTCTACCGTTTTCTCCTACTTCTTCTTTTTCTTTCTCTCCTAATCGTCCAAGTCTTCTTCCAACTTCATTTCCAGCAGCAGTAGCTGCTGCTCTAGTTCCAGCTCTCAATGCCATTGCTCCTAATCCCCTAGCAGCAGCACCGCCAACAGCAGCAGCGGGAGTAGCTATAGTAGCAGCAGCTGTGGTAGCAGCAGCGCCAGCAGCAGCACCGCCAGCAGCAGCAGCACCGCCAGCAGCAGCAGCACCGCCAGCAGCAGCAGCACCGCCAGCAGCAGCAGCACCGCCTAAACCAAGTGCAGCTAATATAAGTGGTACGAGTTCCAATAAAAGTTCTTCCATGATGCATGAAAATACTTCTTCTGGACTATTTTCATTAATTAATGTATGAACATCTTCAGACAAATCAATTTTTTTGATTGTTGGTCTGTTCATGCATTGATTAAAACCGATCCGAGCGAGTAATTGTTCTTGTTCTTCTGTTAACTCTATACCCATCTTGTCTTCAAATGCTTGTAGACCGTAGCAAACGGCTTCAGTTATCTGTGCATATAGCGCATCATTATTTTTTTTATTGACTATTGAGTCTACAGCTTCTAGCAGGGATCGTTGTTTTGAGTTATTCATAGAAATCTCCGAAGGTATTTATAGTATACATACTTTTACTTATAAGAGGAATATTACATGGATTATAAAAGCGCAAGATTAATTGGTGCAAGCGGAAAACTTCAGAAAAATAAAGGAGTGATGTTTGTTGGTGCCGACACCAACACTTGTAAATTGCAATTTAAGGGATTGAGTGGTGGTAATTGGGTTGATTCAACTGCTACTTTGACTTTAACCACCGCTGAACTGTCTGTTATTATTCCTGTGCAAGTTTATGGATGCACTTTGACTTCTGGAAGTTTATTCGAACTTAATTAATCTTTTTTAGTAGACCAAAGTTCTCCTTCGGCTTTTCTCCTAGTGATTAAGCCAGGGAGAACTTTTCCTTCAGACTTATTATACTTTGTCAGAGCAGCGGGAACTTGATGCCAATTATCAGGATGACTGAGAGCACCTGAGATGCTTTCAAATCCCTTTTTGCCATAAAAATTCTCACCAACATTATACGAGAAGCTCATCATTGCTGCTTGTTGATGCGGTGACATTTTACCCCAATGTGGTAGTTTTGCTAACTTTGGAGAAACTACATTCTCTAAGTGATGAGTGAAATGTTTCTGTGCGTCTTCTCGTGTAACAGTATCACCCGGTTGAACTGCTTTTCCAGTTGAGTACCGAGTGTTTCCGTACCCAATAGTCCAATGCCCATCTTTGTTATATGCTTTTGTTTCAAAACCTTCTTTGCCTGTGATCAATGCAGAAGCAATACCATGAGCAGTTGGTGTTGATTTTTCTTCTTTCTTCTTTGCTATAACTTTCCCAGAGCCAACATTCGGAGCAGGAGAAGTTATCGCAGTTCTGCTTGGTTGTGGAGTAGACATAAGTTTATGTCCACCAATTACAGAACCAGCCAAACCTAAACCAATTGCTGTTCCTTTAACTAAATTTTTAAAGTCCATAGCTTCTTTTAACGATGAAACTTTTGGCATTAATATAAAACTTGTGTACACGCCCATACTGTCACCATAAGCTCGACGACTGTGTTTTTTTGGTTCATACGGTGCTCCCACAACAGGAGGACTTGATGTCGATGATCGAAAATCTGAACCAATTCTTTGTGCTATTCTATCTGCATATCTTTGTTGCTGCGTGTGGGATAATTCTGGTCTGCTGTCTGGATTAGTTCTATACTGTGTCATTTTATTATAAAGTTTACTCCAATCGCGAGTTGTGATTCGTTCTCCTTTTGGAGTAATCTTGTGACTGTCAGAATCATAAAACAAATGTACTTTTCCTGATTTCGCCAACCGAGTCCACACAGATCTTCCACCAATGGTTTGCTGAGATCCAGCTAGTATTGGAGCTTCATTGTGATTTGCTATGGCTTGATAAACTTGTGGAATTAGATTTTTAACTTTAGATTTTTTTCCACGATGATCATGATGTACTCGTATGTGTTCTATAGACAAATGTTTAGAGTATCCAGTAGCTTTATGAAAACCACTATTTTCTTTTCTATCTGTTTTGGCAGTTAACAATGTGCCAACCAACTTATGTTCTCCGGATTTATCCGGATGACTAATATGATACGTTGGATTGGATTGGTTTCCCATTTGATGTATATGATATGGACCAACTTCTCCTACTTTAAATTTACCACTACTTAACACTGCAGGATGAGCTTCCATCGGAACATATAACCTTCGTTCCTTGTATTCTGCATTATCCGAAGGTGACATGGTCATCGGTAGATCTTCGTTTAAATCGCGTTTATTCATACATTTATGTAGTTTAGCCATTTATTTTAATTTGTCGTGGATTTATGTGTCCAACTATGGTATAAATAACCCTACACCCGCTACAAAAGGTGTTAGTCTTTAAAATCTTACAAAAGGAGATATGAATGAAGACAGTATATTCAGTTATGACTGCATTAGCAGTATCAGGAACCGCAGTTGCACAAGAAGTTGCACCTGCTCCTGCGTCCACTCAGATCGTAGATGCTTTGTCTCTCGCACAGACAGTCGGCATCTATGCTAAGAATGGTTCTGCTAGTTCAGTAGCAGCATTAGATTCTACTATTGCTGCAAAGGCATTTGGATTAGATTGGCACTTTAATGTTCCAGTTTATATTTCGGATGCTAGTGGTTACGGTTCGTTGGAACTCGGCGTTTCTTGGGATTTCCTCAAGAGTGCAGAGTTCTTGTCATCCAAGACGACTCTCAATGTTGAGGGCGGTTTGTGGATGCCAACAGGTTCAGCAGGTTATGAAACCACAGATCTCAATCCACACATCGGTTTCGGTGTGAACATGGATTGGACTAATTGGAATTTTAATCAAACTGCTGATTACCGTTTCGTTCCCGGTAGTATGTACGATCCACTTCTTGATCGCGTTGATCAAGATGTTGTTTCTCTTGTCAGTGATATTGACTACAAGTGGAGTAAGGAACTCACTGTTGGTGTAAATATTACTCAAGAGTATTTTGATGGCGGTGGCGTTGCGCTGCTCGGTCCATCGATGAGTTGGAAGCCAGCAACTTCTGTTGATGTATCAGCAGGAATTGGTTTCCCTGTTTGGCAAGAACTCTCTGTTGAGAATTCTTGCGTTGTAAATGCTGGTGTTAGTTTTAAATTCTAAGAAAGGAATATTACTATGGTTACTGAAAATGAAGTTTGCGTAAAGAAGTGTTGGATGCCCGGTGGTTTTTGCTGGAAGAATGTTTGGCATTGGGCTTTCGCTCTTGCTGTTCTTCCATTCGCCGTCAAGGGCGTTGCTGTATTGGTTAATGCTGTTCACACTGTTGTGGACATTCTAGCTAGTAAGTAATTTTACATATCATCTAAGAAAACAAACCCCTCAGTTTGACTGGGGGGTTTGTTTGTATAAAAATATAATAATTATTTTATGCGTTGATTGCGTATGATGATGCGTAATCACAATAATGATCTATTCCGCGCAGATCTTGTTTACCACTATTCTTGTGGTGCGTTGTATTTTGCAATACCATAATCATAGCTGATTGATTTCTATTAAACTCTAAAAGCTTTTCGTTTTCTTTATTGAGTTCAGCATTTTCTTTTTGCAATCGCTTACGTTCATGATCGATTATAGAAATATCTTCCAAAAGTCTTTCAACTACACTTACAGCTACTTCTGAAAAAGCTTTATTCATTTCATCATTCATCTTTATCCTTACCCCATCCTGTTCCGTGTTTATAATGATTAATAATGTCTTCTGTATACTTACCTGATGCTTTGAGTACTCTAATTTCTTCAGCAGCATCGCGACAAATATCATAAACTTCTTGGTTTGCTGTACGCCATTTATCAGCCATGTTTCGTAATCTTGTTTCTACGTCTATCATAGTCTTTTATTTTGTGTCCTTCCACTTTTATTTGTGGATATTGTGGCTGGTGGTGCAACAGGTACTGGAACATTTCGAGCCATTGTGTATGCTCCCCATGCCGCTTGTAGTTGAGCAACATCTGCTCCATCTATCTTGCCGTCTCCGTTAATATCGAAGATATTGTTGTTTCCCCATGCGCCGAGAAGTATTGCCAAATCTGCACCATCGACTTTACCGTCATCGTTCAAGTCTTCGATCTTAGATGACAGCATAACATGAGTTACGGAGTAGCCTCCTTATT